CCTGAGGTTGATAAGGCTGGCAACGGTTATGCCGTCATTCGATTCCTTCCTGCTGCTAAGGGTGAAGACCTGCCTTGGGTTCGCATCTGGTCGCACGGTTTCCAGGGCCCGGGTGGTTGGTATATCGAAAACTCTCTGACGACTCTCGGTCAGAAGGATCCTGTCGCTGAAATGAATTCCAAGCTGTGGAATAGCGGTAGCGATAAGGACAAGGAAGTCGCGCGCAAGCAGAAGCGTCGCCTTTCTTACATTGCTAACGTCTATATCGTCAAGGACCCTTCTAATCCTCAGAATGAGGGTAAGGTCAAGCTGTTCAAGTTTGGTAAGAAGATTTTCGACAAGATCAACGAACTGATGACGCCTCAGTTTGAGGATGAGAAGGCGGTTAATCCCTTCGATTTCTGGGCTGGTGCGAACTTCAAGCTGAAGATCCGTAATGTCGAAGGTTATCGTAACTACGACAAGTCCGAGTTTGATCGTTCAGAGCCTCTGTCTGCCGATGATTCGGAGCTGGAGCGCATCTGGAATTCTCAACATAAGCTTCAGGCCTTTGTTGCTCCTGATCAATTCAAGAGCTATGATGAACTGAAGGCTCGCCTCGATAAGGTGCTCAATGAGAGCAGCGCACCTCGTCGTCGTGATAGTGATGAGGATGATACGCGCGAGGAGCGCCCTGCCGCGCGCGCGCTGGCCGAGACCAAGGCTCGTACTGCTGAAGCTCCTACTGCGCGTGGTTCGGCTCGCCCGCCTTGGGAAGATGACTCTGATATCAATCTTTTTGAGCGTCTGGCTCAGGACGATTGATAAGCATGGGGCTTATGCCCCATGCACCATAAAATTGGCTTGCTCTTGAGCGGCAGCTAAAGATGCATCACGATTTCTGGTTTGAAGGTCGCTAACACTAGAGCCTCTTCCTGGATTGGAATTATTCCCTCTAGGATTTCCTCTAGGATTGGCTCTATTTTCAGTTGGGCGTTGAGTGGGCATAGGCGTCGGTGGTAGAACAATAACTCTACCCCCGCGATCTGTACCCACTCTTAGAGTTTCCCCAGTACCTTCTCTTGAAGCTTGAAGTTGTTCTATTGCAACTTCAATATCGCCCATTCTAATATTATTATAATTACCGGATTGCCCTATTGCTTCACGGATTTGTGATCCTTGTCTTTCCGTAATTCTGCCTTCGGTTATAGCAGTATCTACAATATCTACGGCTTGCTCTGTTGATGTGACCCTTTGAGCCCTTTCTTCCGAAAGTGCTCTTAGTCTATTTGATAATTCATTTTCTATATTTTCACCCGATCTCCTAAACATAACTATTCGCTGTATAGGTTGTATAGGAGCCTCGCTTGAGAAAAACGAACCATATACTGCATTTCCGATCATTCTACCGATTCTAGTATTGGCCAGTCTTTCACCAGCATCAGCTCCAAGCTCTGCACCCATCATACCACCAGCAATTGCACCAAGCAGAGTACCAACTCCAGGTGTCATCATACTACCAATCATACCACCCAAAGCAGCTCCAGCAGATCCTACTGCTACAGCTCCAATTGCTCTTGCTATGACATTGATGACTTCTTCTTTATAAACTTCTTCTGTTATTTCCTGATTATCTCTACGTTCTGAAAGATTATCAATCTGTTGGTATGCATTAATTGATTCCAATAATGCTGCTAATGCTGGAGCCGAACGTATTATGCGTGAAAAACGATTACCTGCTCTAGTAGGTTCACCGGCTTTTGGTGCTTCTTGAGTAGATGGTGTTTGTGTTTGCGTAGGAGTTCCAGGTGCTAATCTTTCGGCAGCATTAGCTTTTAGCTCTGGTGCCACTGGTGGTCTTGGTGGTGCCGGCGGTGGTGTCACTGGTGCCACTGGTGGTCTTGGTGGTGCCGGCGGTGGTGTCACTGGTGTCACTGGTGCCACTGGTGGTCTTGGTGGTGCCGGCGGTGGTGTAGGACCTCGCGGCGGATCTGGTAATGGAACACCAAGCGCACCAAAACGGTTTGTTGGTGCCGGCGGTGGTGTCACTGGTGGTCTTGATGCCGGAGGGGGGGGTGGTGGAGGAGGTGGTGGGGGTGCTACTGGTGGCGGTGGGGCCCTTGGTGGTGTGGTTTGAGATCCAGCAGCTGCACCTGCAATACCTGCAGTAGCTGCACCAGCGGCCGCTGTGCCTGCGGCACTTGCGGCAGAAGGCATTGATGGTGGAGATGAAGGACCTGGTCGAGGTTGAGATGGTGTTGTGGGTCCAGGTTGTCTCGGTCCAGGTCCAGCAGGTGGTGGGGTTTTACCATCCATTAATCTATTTACTAAGCTTAATGCACCCGCACCCGCTAAAATAACACCCAAACCTGTAATAATGGTCGTTATAATATCTGATGCTTCTGATATTGCGGTTGCTACAGATCTAACTCTTTCGACAAATTGATCTATCGATCTTCCAAGATCGACTATTTGCTCCGGTGTCATAGTCATGGCAGCAGTTAATGTTGATACTATAGCACCTATTGCGAGAAATTCTAAAAGACCGAGTCCAGATGAACCAGAAGGTCTAATTCTTTCAATTCGTCTTTCTTTTGGTTTTATCTCGGAATTAGCCATATTGGTCTCAAGTTGTTGTTCTCTTGCTTTGCGTTCAGCATCAACTAAGAGATCATAATCTCTTTCTTGCACCCTAACTGATCTCTGAATTTCCGCAAGACCATCTTTCGCAAAAGTTGCTATTTGTGAGATAAATCCGTAAATATCTCTTTTGAATTCTTCAAATACTGATATAGGAACATATTTGTTTACGGTTGATCCACTAGCAGCATTAGCATTTGCTGGTATTGCAGAACCACTTCTTGTCATAGTACCAAATACACCACTTGCCGGTTCTCTGGTCATACGATAATTTTTAGTTAAATCATGAAACCGCTGAGTTCTCTCATCATAGATGACATCGGTGCCTATCTTATTCATCAATTCGGTTAGATTAGGCATTTGTTTGAGGTCCTTCTACCAGCAAAGGTAAAATTATTACATCGGTTGGAGTTGATTCTGCGCCCGCTGTTATTGTTGCTGGTATTTGTGATGATGGTTGTAATTGCTGCGGTGATAATGCACCAGGAGTTTGTGCTACTTGTTGCACATTTTCGATCATAGGTCGTCTATTTTCTTGACCTGAACCAACTAGACCCATTGCCATATCTATTTCAGTTCGTTCTTGTTGCCTAGTTGGTTCAGGCGCACCTTGAGGTCTAGTTGGTTCAGGCGCACCTTGAGGTCTAGTTGGTTCAGGCGCACCTTGAGGTCTAGTTGGTTCAGATGAATCTTGAGGTCTTGTTGACCCTTCTGGTCTAGTTTGTTGTTGATTGGCTTCAGTTATTCTAACTAATTCGGCTGAATCTTGAGTACGTCTATTTTCTGCAACTCTTTGAGATGCTTCTATCTGTTCTCTACCAGCCGATAAACCAGATTGATAATTTGTTTGAAATCTTGATCCTGTTCCTGATGCCTGTGCTTCAATCCCGCCAGCAAGTGAAGTCCAAGTTCGACTAAGAGCAATTGATACTTCTTGCAATCTACCTTCACGTAGATCTGTATAAAGATCCCTTCTGGTTCTTGACTTGTAATCTTCTTGCGCTAGATACCAAGCAGCTCTATCTTGATTTTCAGGACTAAAATCAGATAGTCCATATTTTCTTGATATACTATCCCATGTACCCTTAATAAATTGATATCTGCCAGCGGCACTTGAAGTTCTATTTGCATTAGGTCCGCTAGGTATTCTGACATCAACTCTAGGGTGATCAGAAAAATCAGAAAAGGTCTGACCACCAAAAATTATATTGTATCTACCAGCACTTTCTGGTACAGCAATAGCATCTAATAAACCTCTACCTTCAGGTGGTATATCCAGCATAATACCTTGGGTATTTCTTCGACCTTCACCTTCAACAACTTCAGATGCAAATGTTGTTGAAGGTCCACCTGTTGGTGCACCTCTTCTACCAGCTCCACTTGGTGTAGAAGGTGTGCTTGGTGTAGAAGGTGTGCTTGGTGTAGAAGGTGCTGCGGCCACTGGTGATGGTGTTCTTTCTTCACCACCACCAAGCAATTCTCTACCTATAGCAATTGCACCAGCACCGGCAGCAACTCCTGAGACTATACCACCAAGTCCGCGCAATAATCTAAACCTCGGGTTACCTCTTAATGCATTTAATACCCTCCGCAATAATGCATAACCCGTTGCTAGACCACTTAATGTTGAAAGTAATCTACCAATTGCTCGCGCGGCAGCTGCAACTATAGTTATGAATATTCTTCCTACACCAAATATTTTGCGTAGAATATCTCTTAAAGCAGCAAATTGACCTAAAATACCATCCTGCTCTGTTTGCTGCGGTGTTTCATTTTCTATGCGTTCTACAATTTTATTATCAACAGGTGGTCTGATTAATCTTTCTCTTATTGATTCTTCTTCATTGGTTCGTATACGCTCTAATACAATTCTCTGATCTTCTTTTTCATCATTAAATTTTCGCAACCCACTAATCATTCGACCTAAAATATCTTTTACTTCTGATATTACTGATCTTGATATTCCACCACCTATTTTTTGTAGAGACCCCGGTTCTGCTGATGTTAGTATTTCTACGGGCAAAGACATAACACGCCCTTGATTGTTATCTCCACCAAGCCCATATATTCTCATAGCATCAGCTAATGCGGCCAATTAATTGCTTTCCTTTTTCTTTCTTTCGGTCTCTATATGATCAACTAGTAATTTCAAATATATTTCCCTCTCCCAGGGCATCATAGATTCTATTTCAGTCAAGCTATATTTGTGATGTTGCATCAATGAAAAATTAATCATGTAATAATTCGCTAGAGTATTATGAGAGAGGGCCATTAAAAAAAATCAGAAAGTCCCTTTAGAGTTATGTTATCCTCCTGCCCGCAACCCTCACACTTGTATGTAACCTTGTGCTGAAGTCTAGGCATGGTCTCAAAAAATTTCATAATTTCCATAAACTGTGCATTGTTTAAAGAACCGACAAATTGTCTGGCCTCATCCAAACTATCGGGTTCATATAATTCTTCTTCGTCATAAACACATTCTATGCATTTTGTGATCAGGTCAATTTCATCTACATTAGCCGATACACTTGACTTGATATCTGCTAGTGTCGGATATCTCATTTTTAGAGTCAAATTATCCGTCAGCTTTATTAGTGCTGAATGTTCCTTCGCAAATTCAACCTCAATATCATCTAAGTTTATCTCTACATTTGTTACAGCGGTGCAAGGTTCGCCCTTATAATTAACACCATCAACATGGCGATAACTTAGATTAACCTTTTCACCTACAGATTTCGATCTAATCTTAAGAAAGAGATATTCGATATCAAATGACGGTAACTTTTCAATATCAAGTTCTTCAGATATGATACAGCTTTTCAGAACATCAAGCATTGCTCTATTCATATGATCGGTATCTTTCGATTCCATCGCAATTAGCAATGCTTTTTCCTCTTTAACCAGAAAGGGTCTGAATATTACTTCTTTCTGATTTGACGGAAGCACCAGAGAAAACGTAGGTGCTGCAATTTTAGGTAGTGCCATAATAATCCTCCACTTTTAAATACCAAATCTCGAACGAACTGCTCCAACTGCGGTGTTGCGGAATTGATTACCAAATTGCTGTGTAAGCCCGCGCACGCCACCTGAGAGACCATTTTGTGTAAACAGAGAAATAAGAGGAGAAAATCTGTCTAGCGCATTGACAGTTCCTCTAAGCAGACTTTCTAGCCCATAAAGCTCACCAAACGGTAGAGCATCTGGATGCTTTTCTTCAGCAGTAAAATATTGCATTTGCACATTCAATTTTGCTGCGCCGTCAGCACCCCAATCAAGCTCTACATCATCAATAGCTATCGGATATGCTTCGGTAAGCTTAATCTGATATTGCGGAAATACGATTCTATCACCGGGTGCATTAAAAATATTTTGATTTAGTGGATTAAATGCACTAATTACATCACCAACGAGCGATTGTAAATCAGCACCACCTCTAATAACGGAAGATGCTGCTGATACCGCACTTGGTGTTTGAAATTTTGGTGACTCGGCAAATTGCATAATATCAACTTGACCTACCATTTCATCATAGAATGTCGCATCATATCCGCCGTCTTTTATAGGTCTACCCATTGCGCGGCGATAGCTTGCACGACCACCAGCCGATATGGCCATATCTTGCCAAGCCATGAATATCTCTCGTTCTATCATATTTTCGCTAAGAAGAACACGAAGCCTCATTGGCTCTGTTTGAAACATATATGGAATTTTTCTAGTAGGCCCGTGATATCTCTGTTCAATCGTCATTAATGATCTAGCAGGTAATGATGCACTTTCTATTCTAAGAGGAATATGCGATGTTTCAAAAAAACCTCGAATAGAATTTGGAACTGTAAGCATAACCGAAAAGTAATTCGGTTTTGCTACACCTCTCTTACCTATTTCCGCCGAAAATTCTGAGATATTAAATCTACGATTTGCCATTATTGCACCTTTGCGTAGCTGTCTCTATGAACCGCACTTGCACTGGCACCAACAAATCTTTCCAGAGGCATAAAAAGCGCGATATCCCAAGAAGCAGGATCTATGCGGAAAAATCTGGTTCTAACATGGGAGAACAGATATTGCTTTACGCACGGTTTATAAAATCTATATCTTGTGACTGAGCTTAATAGCTTATAAGAAACTTGCAGATGTGTACGCTCATCATAATTTTCATCGCTTATGACATTATAAAGCGCATCCATTAATCTGGCGCGTAATCTAAGAGGTAGATAGTGTAAATTTAATCCCATAAATCCTTGAGATGATGAGCTACCGGCAGCACGACCACCCAATCTGACACTATCGAACGGAATGACCAAAGGATATCTATCATAATAAGGTAATTTTTCTTTTGTTTTTGGTTCATATGAAAACAAATACATTTGACCAATCATAGGTACACTAACCATAGCACTACGATCTTGAGCCATTAATGCATTTGGGCCCATAGCGACTTTACTAGCTTGCGCGCGAAACCAGTTTCTTGACTGCATGGTACGATTAGGTAGCTGTCCCTGCTTTTCGCCTTGCGTCAGTAGATTGTCAAAGACATATGCTACCATTATTTGATGCCTAATTCCCTTTCGGTTATTATAACAAATTCCCAGCCTCGATCAGCACAAAACTCTCTTGCGGCTTTCCACTTTGCGCTATTTATCCCATATCTAGCCACTTCTGTAATATACTTTTTAGTTGGTTTTCTCTTACCATCATGTGGCGGTGGGGCCTTAGTCTGTGCAAGAGGTTTGACCTCAATCATCTTTGTCTTTATTGCACCACTTTTCTCACGCATTTTGACTACAAAATCCGGAAAATATCGATGGTATCTACCATCAAGAGGTGAACGATATGGAACTATGACTTCTTCTGAACCCCATTCTAATATACTAGGATTAGTATCAAATTCAACCATAACACGCCGTTCCCACAGCGAACGATAAACTATGTTCGTTGGGTCACCTAAATATTTCATTGGGTTTGACGGTGTATATTTACCTTTGTATGACATGCTTCTATCTATGGCGATAAATATCCAGATTGATAAGAGGTAAACTTTTTATGTCCCAGACAACTAGTTTTACTGTGCCGGAAGTTGTAGTAACTGCGACACGAATAGTGCAACCGCAGACTGCAAATTATTATTTTCCGGAAAATAGTGAAAAACTTTATCATTTTGTGACATTTCGTGCGCTAAAATTTAATAGTGTCACTAGAACATCAACTCTTAGTTCCGATTTACCTCTAGTAAATAATAGAATAGCTACAGTTAGAAATGCTATTACTACTGTAACTTTACCCATGCCGGCACAGTTATTAACATCATATGGAGCAACATATGATGATAATCAACCAACTACTGCACTTAATGAGGTGCTATCAACTGCGGTATCTAACGCCATTGGTGGAGATATGGAGAAGACTGCTAGAGAGTTGGGATCCGGATTAAGAACTGCTGTTCAGACCGCAAGTGATCAAACTTTAGGCAAAACAGTATCCGATGTTCTTTTGGGTATTCAAAGACAGATGAATCAGCTTATGCAAAATCGGGATGCACAGACTGCTGCAGGAAGTGCTGCTGCAGGTGCGGTCGCTGATGCCCTTGGGTCATCTCTTAATAATGCTATTGCTGCAAACTTAACAGGTATTGCTAGAAATTCACACAAAGTCTTATTATTTCAGGGTGTGAATCGAAGGGAGCATAGATTTGCTTTTAGTCTATCACCAAAAAATAGACGCGAAGCGCAGACGATTCAAAATATAATCAAATCATTTAAGTTTCATATGTTACCGAGCTATGGTCTTGGAAATGTACCTGCGGCTGTTGGGGGATTTGCATCTGGTCTTGGTATCCAAAATGAACTTCTTTCTCAATTAGGCGGAATTGCTGAGAATGCGGGAACTACATCACGCGCATTTTTTCAATATCCTGACGTATTTCAAATAGAATTTAATAATCACAGACAACTATTTACTATAGGTGAGTCTGTATTAGAATCAATGACAGTTAATTATCATCCTATGAATTATCCTGCATATGTTAGATCACTTGAGACACCGACAGTTGCATCGCCAGCAGAGATAACCATTGAGCTTAATTTTAAAGAAACGGATATTGTCACCAAAGAACAAATTACAGAAAACGGTAGATAACCATGACGCAATATTTTGCTTCTTTTCCAGCCATAAATTATAATCTTAAATCTATCAATCGACCCCTCAGAGTAATTGATATTTCTAAGAGGTTTATCATAAAAGATTTATATCGTAGGAATCTTATCTCATATTTTTCTTATGACGTTAAAGAAGGTGAGAGACCAGATAATGTTGCATTCAATTTTTATGGCGATCCAAATTTAGATTGGATAATACTAATACCAAATGAGATAATTGATCCATATTTTGGATGGCCAAGAAATTATCTTGAAATGCAATCATACATTAGAGAAAAATACGGCAGTATTCCTAATGCATATAATCAAATTCATCAATATGAGAAGATAATGCAAAAGGCAAAAGAAGTTAGAGATACTGATGGTGAGATGATACGTATATCAGAAAAAACTTTGGTTGTGGATCAAACAACATATCAAACTCTAAGCCCAAATGATAGAAAATTAGTCACAAAATATGATTATGAGATTGCGCTTAATGATTCTCGCAGAAACATATCTGTAATTGATCCAGTATATGTACCTGCAATTGTTGACACTTATAGGAATCTGTACACATAATGTTACCGGAACAAAGGTCAGGTACAGGCTTAGTAAATGCATTAAGCATACGTTCTACCACTACGTCTGTCAATTTAGATGTAAAAGGTCTAGCTGGTGAAATTAGCTATTATGAAAGCTTAGACTCACCTACAACATCTATGACCATAAGCGTAATTGACGGCGCGGCCGTAAGAACAACTCTACCAATAATTGGTGGAGAAATTGTATCATATAATATATCAGATTCTTATCAATCTTCGGATCGCATCCGTGGTAACATGCGACTTTACAAGCTATCAAATAAGATAAGAGTGCAACAAAATGTTGATGCCTATGATATATTCATGACTTCTGATGAATTGCTTAGAGATCAATATACATTGGTGTCAAATTCATTTGATAATAGAAATGTTGATGAAATGGTTAGAAAAATATTTGATAACCATATAGCACCGATATCTTCAAAAAAGCTTGTTACGATAGAACCTACAGAGGGATTATTTACTAGCGCATTTCCTAGAATGAGCCCATTTTCATCATTAAAATATCTTTCTGATGAAGCAAAATCGGCCGATAGAAGAAGCACTTCAAATTATTTCTTTTTTGAAAATTATCGTGGATATCATTTTGTATCATTTCAATATCTGATAAAGCAACCTATAAAGAGAAAATTTTATCTTCTAGAAGATTATATTGAAAATGATCGTCAATATGACCGCCAACGAGTTATTTCGATACAAGAACCAGTAAGCTTTGATATGATGGATGGCGTAACATCAGGTCAATTTGGTACACAAGTTTTAGCTTTAGACACAGTGGCCAAAAGATTTAGATCATCTCAATATCTCTATAATAGAGATTTCTCATCTGTTGATCACTCATCAAAAAATCCAAGAATATCACCACAAACATCTAGAATTTTTGGAAGTAGCATATCACGAGAAAAATTTATAGTATCAAATTCATATAGAGGATCTTTGTCATTCGTATCTGAACGAGAAAGTGATACACAAAATGATTATAGGCGCAGACAAGAATTTTTAGGTTTTGAAACTGCATCTAGAGCAGACCTTTTATCAAATGTAACTAAAGTTATGGTTCATGGTGATTCTGGTATAGCTGCTGGTGATACTATTGAAATTTTAGTTCCACAGTCGGGTGAGTCTAGAATAACTCGACGACAATTTGATGGTTTTGTTGGTGGTAAATATCTTGTCACAGCCGTGGCACATAGATTTGGTGGTGCGGGTGCTACATACGGTACCGTGATGGAATGCGTTAAGGATTCGTATTCTCAGCCTGTTAATGGGAGACAATAATGCCGGTACGTGATGGTGAATGGTTAGGCTCTAACGGATTTACTTGGTTTATAGGTATTGTCGAAGATCGAAATGATCCGCTTAGAATTGGGCGGGTTCGAGTTAGATGTTTTGGTTGGCATACCTCAGATAAAGAAACACTATCAACTGAGGGTCTGCCTTGGGCGCAGGTGATGATTCCTGTAACTTCAGCCTCAACTAGCGGTGTGGGTAATTCTCCTACAGGATTAGTTGAGGGTAGCTGGGTTATAGGATTTTTCATGGATGGTAATAGAGCCCAACAACCTATGGTCATGGGATCATTTCATGGTGTATCGGGTGATGCTAATAATGAAAATGCAGGATTTAATGATCCATATGGAACATATCCATTAGCACAAAATTTACCAGATACAACTGGACTAGCTATTGGTGGTACCGCATATACAAATCATAGCTCAACACTAAACAGAGCCGCAAATCGAGAAAGTGTAATAGACGTTCCTACTGGTAGAGTAATGCCGTTATCATCGGTTACGCCTGATGAAAATGCGTCAACATATGAAGTTAAAACATGGAATATGCCAGCATTACATAGCGACACCGTTCCTCCACTATACCCATTCAATCACGTCAGAACAACAGAATCTGGTCATGTTTTAGAATTTGATGATACAGTTGGAGCTAGACGTATTCATGAATATCATGCATCTGGTACCAACCGCGAAATAAGAGATGATGGTACGCGCACAACATATATTGTTGGTGACGATTTTGAAGTTATTGTAAAAGATAAGAATGTTCTAATCAATGGTAATTGTAATATTACTATCAAGGGTGATGCTAGAGTTTTAGTTAGCGGGAATATGGTACAAGAGGTTGTTGGTGATTATCACCTATCTGTTAGAGGTAATATGCATACTAAGGTTGATGGTAATAAGTGTATTGAGGTGTTGGGATCAATTAATACTCAAGTCAATACAAATGAAGGTAAGAGGGTTACCGGCGATAGTGTAACTACAGTTGGTGGGGACGTTACAGAAAATTTTAACGGAACCCACCAAAGGACAACACTAAGTGATTCTACTAGAATTGTCCAGGGAGATTTTATGGAAGTTATATCAGGAAAATCAACAAATGTGGCCGCGGGTGAAATGGTACTTGGTGCAGGTTCTGAAATGAATATTGCAGGCGGGTCATCATTAACCGCAGGATCACCGGGACCAACAGTAGTAAAGGGATCAACAATTGATCTGAACCCACCATGAGCGAACAGATAACCAGAAACCTAGTCTCCGCTGCCCAAAGAATCAATACCAATTCTGCTCCATGCGGAATTGGTGCGGGTCTTCAATCGCTAAATGAATCGATTGATAGGGCAACAACACAAATAAATCAAGCTATTTCTCAGGCTAATGATATAGTTGCAGCTATACAATCATTACCATCTGTGATAACGCGAGAATTAACCACTGTTGCAACCCAGATGATTGATGGGCTTGTTGGTGATATTCGCACATCAATATCATTACCGGATGAAGTTAGAACATTGATGTCTGCAATTAATAATCCAGCAGCTTTTTTGCAACAATATCTTAGAATAGAAAGACTATTCCCTGATTTTGATCTCAATGCACTATTAGCACAAATTAGTCTTCCTGGATTCAATTTTTGTTCTATGGTACCAAATCTTCAGACATCGGCAAATGAGGTAACTGAAGAGGCAAATGAGATTCCACCAGCTTCAACAGACGCCGAGCCGCAACCTGAACCAGCACCTATACCAACGCCTGAGACACCACCAGAACAACCAAATACTTCGGCTAGAGCACAGAGAATAATAATTGAGGAATTACCACCAGTGGGTGAAAATGCAGGTTTAACTGAAGAACAAAGACAAGCTAGGCGTTCACAATATGCACAAGAACTTGATGAAAATAACAATCAACTTGCTGCAATATTGGCCCAACTTGAAAATTCTACACCAGGATCACCTGAACGCGAAACTTTGTTAGAAGAAGGGACCAGATTAAGAGATATTGGCAGACAGCTTATATCGCAGCTTGAATAGTAGCCAAAAAATAGGTTTTATCATGCTAAATATGCGATTAGATGGAGACAATAATGACGAGCGCAGTTAAATCACTCGTATTTAAGGATTTTGACCTAAACATGAAGGCGCATCCTGTTACGGGTAAGCTTATTGCGCGTAAAAATTCTGACTCGATTAAGCAGGCACTAAAAAATCTTATATTGACAGATAAGGGAGAAAGACCCTTTAGACCGTATTTTGGATCTGATATTCGAATGAGACTATTTGATCTTATGGATCCTGCAATAGCCTCAAATATAGAATATGATATTAGAACTGCAATAAAAAATTACGACGAACGAGTTGAGGTATTATCTGTAACAGTTGACGGTGAGCCTGAAACTAATAACCTTAGAGTCAATATAGTCTTTAGACCGATCAACACGCAAGCACCCAGCACATTAGTGCTTACTCTGGAGTCTGTACGCTAATGGCAGCAAATAGCGCACTATCTGTAACAGGTCTTGATTTCGACTCTATAAGAATCAATCTCAGGAATTTTCTTGCAGGAAGATCAGAATTTTCGGATTTTGATTTCGAAGATTCTGCGATAGGTACTCTATTAGACCTATTGGCTTACAATACATATTATATGTCATTTTATGCTAATATGGCAGTAAATGAATCATTTCTGGATACTGCTCAGATATATGAGAATGTTGCATCTAGAGCAAAGATGTTAGGATATGTTCCGACATCAGCACGAGGCGCATCAGCAAATGTTAAGGTAACATTTAGTGCTATAGGTAATACCGCTTTTCGAACTATTACGGTAGCAAAAAATACACAATTCAAATCGACAATCAATGCCGTATCTTATACATTTGTAACACCAAAATCATATACGATAACGGCCAATTCATCAAATAGATTTACAGGATATATTGATGTAGTTGAAGGTGATCCATTAACTCATAGATTTCTGTTTACCTCAGCAAATGTGTCATTTGTTTTACCAAATGCTAATGCTGATATTTCATCCGTAACTGTATCGGTCGACAATGCAGGAAATAATCAAACCTATATTGAAGCATCCGATCTAAGAACTGTTAATTCATCATCTCAAGTATTTTTTATCGAACCTGATAAAAATAAGCTGTATAAGATATCATTTGGTGATAACATCTTAGGTAGAAAACCTGCTCTTAATAGCACTGTTATTGTTAATTACAGAGTATGTAATGGTATTAGAGCAAATGGTGCTAATAATTTTACTGCTTCAGGTTCAGTAGGTGGCCAAAGTAATTTTATTCTATCAACGGTAGAAAGAGCTACCGGCGGCGCGGATGTAGAAAGTATAGAATCAATTCGATACAATGCACCAAAGACATATGAAACACAAAATAGAGCCGTAACAACGGATGACTATAAAAGAATAGTGCTGCGTGATAATCCTGACATATCCGGGGTTAGCGTATGGGGTGGTGAGGAAAATGATCCACCAATTTATGGTAAAGTTTTTATGGCAGTTACTGCTAGACAGGGAACACTAATTTCAACTAGAAGAAAAAATCAGATAAAGGCAAATCTTAGAAAGTATATTATTCAGTCGATTGATACTGAAATAGTAGATCCGACATATCTTTATATAATACCAACTATTACTATCAGATATGATCCGGCCGATACAACTCTAACTGCCTCAGAAATAGGCAATTTGGTTGCTGGTAAAATCATTGAATATGAAAATACAAATCTCAATAGATTTGATGGTAAATTTAGATATTCTAGATTTTTGGATCTACTTGATTCAGCAAATCCATCAATAAAATCTACCACGGCGGATATTAGTGTTCAGAAGCGATTTATTCCATCTTTGATTTCTAAAAATACCTATAATATTTCATTCAATCGCGGAATTTTTCATCCAAATGATGGATATGTGTCAGCTACTGCGTCAAATTCATTTAGATTTAATAATCAGACGGCATTCTTAGATGATGATGGATTTGGTAATGTAAGAATTTATTATCTATCAAATGCTCAAAGAAATTATCTACAGACTATAGGCACCATTGATTATGATACTGGTCTTGTGACACTAAATGCTTTCTTACCTCAAAGCATAAATGGTGAAATTGCGATTACTGTTAGGGTATCAGATTATAACGTATATCCTATTCGTAATCAGATATTACTTTTAAGTGAATCAAGAATCAAAATATTGAATGATGCTACTGGTCGAGAAGAGGCGCTGATTCAGTCGATAACGACAATAGGATCTTCTGCATCTTTAAGCTCACCCGGTGCTTCATCGCTGACGGTATTCTAACATGGCAATATTAGGCGCCGAAGAGATTTACAAAAAAATATCTCCTCTTATAGAGAGTCAATTTCCTGCTATTATTCGGGAAGAGGGACCTAAATTTGTTCTGTTCTTAAAGGCATATTACGAATTTTTAGAGCAGCAAGGCGGAGCTGTCAATGCAACTCGTAGCCTAGTTGAATATCAAGATGTTGATAAAACTTTAGACTCCTTCATAGAATACTTTAGAAGAGAGTTTATGGTCAGCATACCAAAAAATACTTTGGCTGATCAGAAATTGCTTGTAAAGCATATACGAGATTTTTATAGAACTAAAGGGTCCGAATTCTCGTATAGATTTCTTTTTAGAACACTTTATAATAAAGAAATAGACATTTTCTATCCCGGTGATTATATTCTTCGGGCTTCTGATGGTCGTTGGCTAAAAGAAACATTGTTACGAGTAGGATCTCCTTTTACTGGTAATCCTTTGATATTTGAAGGTAAAAATATTACAGGTTTAATATCTGGTGCGAGGGCCAGAGTACAGGGTGTTACCAGAACCACAGTTCTTGGTTTGGATCTATATGAACTTATTGTTGAAGGTGTCATAGGTACTTTTCGAGACGGTGAGACCGTAAGCGACCAAGATGGAAATACTGCAACTATTGAATCTCGTTTTGGATCGATAGTTGATATTATATCAATTAATGATGGTGGTGCATATCATACCATCGGAGACACATTAACCATATCTTCTGGTGGCGCTACTGCCAGAGCTATTGTAACATCTTCTTCGCCGCAAGGTGCGGCTATTATAAGAATAAACAGCGGTGGCTCTGGTTATAGAACTGACGGTAATACTGTCATAAGCGTAGTTGGTGGTAGCGGAAATGGTCTATCTGCTAGAGTTATATCTCTATCAAATTCAACTACTATATCATTAAATTCAGATATTATACGACCTATGGCTAATGTTGTTCTCAATACCGGATCGACTTTTGTTTCATTAGGTACTAATACGGCATCGGTCTCAGCAAGTTTGGCGGCGGCAAATATAACATCACAACTAACAACAGCTTTAACATTTGCAAGTGTCACCATAGGTTCAATCAATGCAATAAGCATTACTAGCGTTGGTAGAGGATATAATACTTCATTACCAACAGTGACTGTAACTGATCAGGTTATTAGCGAACAACGATTACCGGGTGAATATGGTAATTTTAGAGGTGGTGATGCAGTATTAACGGCAGAAATTGCGCCAGGATCTATCAATGATATTTCGATAATATCGTCGGATGCATCATTTGACAGATTATCTACAGCAGAAATTAATAATGATAGAGGAACAGCCACAACCCCAATTGCATACATTGATGCTGCTGGTATAACGAGATATACTGTTAGAGCTAATACCTATTCTGGTTTGTTAACACCTGAAGTATCCGGCGTTATTAGTTTGCCGGGTAGATATGCTGATACCAAAGGATTTTTAAGTTGGTCAAATCGTCTACAAGATAATAGATTCTATCAAGAATATTCTTATGTTGTAAGAGTGGTCGATATAACTTTAGGTAAGTATAAAGAAATTCTCAAAAAAATGGTACACCCAGCAGGTGTAGCATTATTTGGTCAATATCAATCATTTTCAACACTACCACACCCAAATCATACAGTATTAAGGGGTGAGAATGATACGGCCAGCCGTATGGCAATATTTGCTAATAATATATCAAGACTTTATGAGACAGATTATCTTAGCATATCAACTAGAGATTTAAATTCTAGCGGTGTTGAATTTAGCCCATCCGGCCGTAAGATGTATATGGTCGGGATTAATAATGATTCTGTGTGGCAGTTTAATCTATCAAAAGAATTTGACTTAAGCACCGCAGTATATTCTGGTAAGAGTTTGCTAGTTGCAAATACGCAAAATAAAAATTCAAGTCCCGGTGATAATGCTCCTACCGATATTAGATTTAAACCCGATGGTAGTAAAATATTTGTTCTCGGTAATACCAGAGAAATATTAGAGCAATATGATCTTTCTACAGCTTGGGATATATCTACTGCCTATATTTCACTTGACAAATTATTGACCGAAACTGGTGATGTTATTAATACAGAATCCAGTGATCGTTTAGGTGATTATGATTACACCACAACACCATTCCAAGCTGATACTGTCGATTTGAATGTCACAGGATTTGCATTCAAACCTGACGGAACTAAAATGTTTATGACAGGATCCACCTATGATAATGTTGTAGAATGTGATCTAACCATACCTTGGGATATTAGAACAGCAAATGCGAATTTCAATAATATCATAATGGAGAATGGTGATATATTGGTAGCACAAGACGGATTCAATATTGTCCTTGAGGATAGCAAATTTTTTGCTTTTGGTTCACAAGATGCTACGATGAATTCTATTACATTCTCGCAAAATGGTGCTAGAATGTTTGTGACTGGAACAACAAATGACAAGCTATTCTCATATAATCTATCAACACCGTGGGATGTAAGAACTGCAAATTATGTAAGTCAGCTTGATCTAACACCAGGAACTTCACCTACTGGTATTTTCTTAAATACAGATGAAACTAAGATGTTTATTATAGATTCATTCCTTGATAGAATCCGTATGTTCCAGATACAACCAAGATTACTTAATGAAGACCAAACTTCATTGCTTTCTGAGCTAAGTGAGTATCTTGTACAGCAATAAATATCATAACGCTTAAAAGGGTTGATGGTATATGACTGCAAGTACGACTACGTTTAATTTTAACATCAATACAGCAGAGCAGTTTCATGAATCATTCAATGAAACTGATCCTACTCGCATGTATATGTTTGTTGGGAGGGTAACATCATTTGCTAATGATGCAGCACCTACCACTGTTGCAAATACTCCGTATAATTCGACATATGATGTTTTTAGAGATATGGTAACTCTAAAACGTATCAATTATACGGATACTACTCATGTCTGTCAAAGATATAACTGGACAAATAATACAATCTATACTCAATATACCGATACCAACCCAAATCTATTTTCAAGTCAGTTTTATGTCATAACATCTGATTATAATGTCTATAAGTGTATAGACAATAATAGAGGAAGTCCATCAACTGAGGAACCTGCCGGTGTTGGTACTTCATTAATTAATACATCAGATGGTTATAGATGGAAATTTATGTTTAATGTGTCATCATCCGATGCGCTAAAATTTCTCAATAATACCTATATTCCAGTAGTACAGATAACTGCAAATAATGGATCGGCGCAATGGGCTGTGCAACAAGCAGCAGCCAACGGGTCAATTGATCATATGGTCATATCGGCAAATGGTAATGGATATCTATCATTAACTAATACATTTTCTGCAATAACCAATTCTACTGTAGTGAGACTAAATTCTGAAGCTAGCTCGGTTGATGGCATTTATAATAATTCTACAGTATTCATATCATCCGGACTGGGATCAGGTCAGCTAAGAAGAATTACAAGGTATATTGGAATAACTAAATCAGCAGTTGTAAATGGCTCATTTACAATTACACCTAATACACAATCAACATATTATATTGGACCAAATGTAATTATTATGGGCGATAGCGGAGCAACATTATCTCAAAGAGCAACCGCATATGTGTCAAATTGTGTTGGTGGTCAAGTTAGAAAAATAACCATGATTTCTACTGGTCGTAATTATTCTACTGCAAATGTAACAATAAGAGCAAATACTTCATACGGATCAGGTGCTATTGTTTCTCCAGCACTTTCGCCACAAGGTGGTCATGGTAGTAGTGCGGTAAATGAACTAAATGCAAAAAGTATAATGATATCAGTCTCATTGGGTGATGGTGATGCAAATACATATCCAGCAAATAACGATCTTCGAATGGTTGGATTAATTAGAAATCCTAAACTAAGATCAGGTGCGGCAGCAAATGTAGCAATCATAGATCAAACTTCGAGAATAGTTTTAACAGGTGTTACTGGTGACTTTAGAGAAGATGAAGTGGTTGTAGGATCGACCAGCGGAAGCAAAGCGCGTGTTGTTCAATTTGCCAATACAAATTCTATAAGAACACAGGGTATACTTAAGGTTGTTAGAGTGACTACAGGTGGAACAGGTTTGGCATTTTCACAAGGGGAAACCTTGACAGCCGATACAACCGGAACTGTTGGAACTGTATCTTCTTTTGCAAAGCCTGCTGTGCGTGAGGGGACCGGTCAAGTGTTATACATAGAAAACAAAACACCAATTACGAGAACTTCTGATCAGATAGAAGATTTTCGTTTTGTCGTGACTTTTTAGGACCAGGAAAAAAAGATGTCAGTAGCTAATACCGTCACGATAAACACTAATCTAAATGTGGCACCGTATTATGACGATTTTGATGAGTCAAAGAATTTTCATCGTATTCTTTTTAGACCAGGTCTTGCCGTTCAGGCGAGAGAGCTTACACAAATTCAAAGTATACTTCAAAACCAAATTGATAGATTTGCTGAGCATGTCTTTAAAGAAGGTTCAATTGTAACCGGCTGTCAGATGCACCTTGATGAATTTGTGCATGTAAAGCTTCGGGATAATAATGCATCGGGCGAATCTGTAGATGTTCAAAATTTCTTAAATAAAACCATTACCGGTCAGACATCAGGTGTTAAAGCTAGCGTTATTCTTGTAAATTCTGGTTCTGAAGCAAATACACCCAATGTAAAAACCCTATTTGTAAAATATACTGGTGCTAATGGTTCTCGAAGAACATTCCTTAATGGCGAGGTTATTACCGCATCTACTGGTGCTAGCGCCAATCTTATTATCGAGAATGCAATAGGACCGACATCATCAGTAAGAATTGAACCTGGCGTGGTATTTGCAAAAGACCACTTTATTAGGGTAAATGCCGATGCATTAATACTTGACAAATATGCAAAAAATCCTTCATATCGTATCGGTCTTGAAGTTTTTGAAATTATTGTTAATGAAAATACTGATGAAACCTTGTTAGATCCTGCATCTGGATCATATAATTATGCTGCACCCGGCGCGGCCCGACTAAAGCTTCTTCCAAAGCTAATAAAAAAGCAGTTTAATGAAGTTTCAACCAATAACTTTATTGAGCTTATGACGGTAAAATCTGGCCTAGTGCAGTCTAGAGGTGATAAGCCTGAATATAATAAACTAAAGGATTACATAGCTGAACGGACTTATGATGAATCCGGTAATTATATCGTCAGAGGTCTTCAACCAAGAATACGAGAGCACCTTGTAAGCGGATTTAATCAGGGTGTTTATACTGCGGCCGCAGGTGGTAGCGCAACAAATCTGGTAGTAGAAATTGAGCCAGGTAAAGCCTATATTATGGGATATGACAAAGAATTTCTCATAAGCTATAAAGTTACAATTGATAAAGCAAATGATTTTCAGTCAGTGGAACAGGTATCTACGACTGCGGACTATGGTAATTATATTACCGTAAATAATATGTCCGGTCAATGGGACGTTAATAGTCAAAGCCAAATTACACTAAGAGATGCAAAGATGAACTCCATCACAAATGGAGAATATTCTACAACATCTATTTCTGGCGCATCAATAGGAACGGCCCGAGTTAGAGCCATAGAATATTCTAACGGCACACCGGGTCTACCTTCTTGCGAATATAAGATGTATCTAACCGATATAAAAATGAATAGCGGTAGATCATTTACTGAAGTCAAATCAGTTGGTTATGACGCAAGCTCGGCAGATGGTAAAGCTGATATTGTGGGTGCTGACGGAACAAATGCAACCACAACAGATTCTTCGTTTGATATCGGTGTTTTTGCGCTACCCGTTACAGCGGTAAAGAGAATTCGCGCTACCGATAATACAATAGATACCAATTTTAGCTTTAAGAAATCATTTGATATCGCATTTAGTACCGGTGCTGGTTCATCTGCAACACTGTCAACGGGTAGTTCTTCGGAAACCATTTCTGGTTCTGGTGTCATATCAGATGATGCAACCAGAACCAGATTTTATGTTGTTTCAAGAGGTTCTTCAAATACAACAAATTTGACAGGAACAATAACTGTTACATCTGGATCCACATCAGTTTCAGGATCTGGTACATCATTTACTACACAATTAAGCCCTGGTGATATTATTGCTTGTAGCCCAACGCAAAAGTTTATTGTTAGCAATATAACCAATAATACATCGCTAACTCTAACAGCAAATGCTGCTTCTTCAACTGGTGGTGCTTATCACAAAAGATTCATTGAAGGTCAAGCCGTAGATTTTGGTAACAAAGGCGGTGGTGGTGATCGGTCAATCTCAATTGGATCATCAACACAAGCTACATTTAATCTAAATGAAAATCTCAATACAGCATTAAATGCAACGGTTATTACTGAGCTTAATAAGGTTGATGGCCAAGAGGCAGCAAAGGTCATTGCGCGCGATAGGCTTGTTCAATTAAGTCTAACTTCAGATGTAGCCGGTCCTTGGTCACTAGGTCTTTCTGATGGTTTTAGATTAGTTTCTGTTAGAAAGAAAAACGGATCATCATTTACAACTACAACCGAAGGTGATGATGTAACAAGCCACTTTACTCTAGACTCAGGAATGCGTGATACAATTTATGAACACGCGCGTCTAGTTAAAAATCCGGATAGTGGCCTTGTTATCACATCAGGTGATAGATTACTTGTAAAATTTGATCATTTTACACATAGCTATTCATCTGGAGTTGGTTATTTTTCAGTAGATTCTTATCCAGTTGATGATGCTACTGCGGGTACAGATACTACTAAGATTTATACCTATGAAATTCCAATATATTTCTCACCAAAAACTGGCCGTAGATATGATCTGAGAGATTGTGTTGATATTCGCCCTAGAATGACTGATACTGCTGCAAGCGTTAGCACAATTGCTGGTATCTCAACCAATCCTGCACTGGCAACAACTCTCGATCAGCCAATTGGCGGCCTAAGACATGCAGCTCCTGGTGAAAATTTCACCATGGATCTTGATTATTATCTCAAGAGAAATGATCGCATAGTACTTGATCATAAGGGTAATTTTAGAGCAATACGAGGCACACCTTCGCTCAATCCGGTAACACCAGATGAGCCGTCAGGTACGATGTCAATTGCTACTATCAATCTTGCACCATTTCCATCTCTTCCAGATGAACAGGCTCGTAGAGTATCAAGACCCGATCTTGCCAATTCTATGAGGGCAATTAAAAATCCAAGATTTACCATGAAAGACATAGGTGTCTTACGCGATAGAATTGAAAACTTAGAATATTATACTTCACTAAGCTTGCTAGAGCAAAGCACCAAATCTTTAACCATTAAGGATGCTTCAGGTAATGATAGGTTCAAGAATGGTATTATTGTTGATCAGTTTGCTGGGCACAATATCGGTGACGTAAGAAATCCTGATTATAAGATTGCTATTGATGATACCAAGGGTGAAGCCCGTCCACCGTTCAAGATGGATAATTTTGAGCTTTTCTACAATGCAGCAAATTCGGTTAATGTGGTTAGAACCAACGTTACTGAAAATGGTGTATCACGTGATCAGATACTCTTTATATCTAATAGTCAAATTTCTTTTACAAATGGTGAGCTTGTCAATGCTGGTGGTATTCAGGCGCGCTTAAGATTCCAGGTCGATAATAAGCTTTATATCGAAGATGCTTCTGGTAATTTCTCATCAGGATCATCAGTTAGAGGCGCATTTAGCGGTGTTACGGCCAATATAATTCAGGCTAGACGCCAAGCGCCCGGTGATCTAATTACGATGATCTATTCGCATCGACCCTTTATCAATCAACCCTATGCTACGACAACACGGAATGCGGCAGGGCTTTTCTGGAGATGGGTTGGTGGTATCGTATTAGATCCGGATAATGACTACTGGACTGATACAGTAAATCTTCCTGATGTTCAGGCCAATGTAAATCTACTAAGTGATAACTGGCTAAACATGCCAAGTGGTTGGAGCACTTCGTGGAATTCTTGGCAGACAACTTGGCAGGGTAGCTCAACTAATGTGTCATCAGGTAAGCAACAGGCTGCTGGACAGTCAGGTACCCTAACAAATACTGTTACCACAACTACAACTACAGAAAGAAGAACTGGGACTGCATATGATGTGGTTCCGGCTCAATCGACATATTCTACTGGCCCGCGCATTATCTCATCAAATATTATTCCGTTTATGAGATCCAGATTTATCAGATTTACTGGTAAGGGTCTAAAGCCTGGTAGTAGAGTATATCCATTTTTTGATGGAACTGCAGTTTCGGCATATGTGACACCAACAGATTCCAATTTCACACGAATTGGATCTGAGGGTGGGAGTTTGTTTGCTGCCGCAAATGGTGATGTATATGGTACGTTTAGACTTCCAAATGATAGCAAGTTAAAGTTTAGAATTGGTTCAAAGATTTTCCGTTTAACGGATAGTCAAAACAATTCAGCATCAACTGGATCTGTTACCACTTCAGCTGAAGCAACTTATACGGCACAGGGTCTATCACAACAAACTGAAACTACTGTTGTGACTACTAGATATCCTGATCTTGTACCGAGAACTGTCACAGAAACCAGAACATCGTCATCAAGTGTTACTAATTCTGTGTTTGTACCGGATCCTATTCCACCACCGCCTCCAATAATTATCATACAGCCCGTTGAAGTCCCGGTACCTGTCATAGTAACCAAAATAATTGAAGTTCCTGTGCCTATTGTGCTTCAACCACCGACAGAAGGCCCTGTTGTAAAACCGCCTGTGTTACCAGGACCAACAACTGAAACTAATGTAACAATTCTACCCATTACACCTACAGATACAATTGTTACGCCTACGCCGATAATTCCTGATGAACGGCCGCCAGTGACCCCACCACCGCCACCGGTGATAGTCACACCACCAGTTATACCTGATCCACCCCCACCAGAACCACAACCCGAAATTTGGTGGGGTGGCGGCGGCGATGGCGGTGGATTTAGTGGTAGCCAATCTACAGATACACCAGATAGTAGCCAAAGCATAAGCGATGCTCAAGGTGGTTTTAGTGATGCTACTGGTGCACCCGGTGATGCGCCTGGTGATGCGCCTGGTGATGCTGGTCCTGGCGATGCTGGCGACGCTGGCGATGCTGGTGGAGACGCTGGCGGAGACGCTGGCGGAGACGCTGGCGGAGACGCTGGTGGAGACGCTGGCGGAGACGGCGGCGGCGGCGGCGGTGATGGTGGAGGTGGTGATGGTGGTGGCGACGGCGGCGACCCAATTGCTCAGTCATTCCTAATCACATCAAGAGTCCTAGGATCACTTGTCAGCGGTATCTTTGTAACCAAAGTGGATCTGTTTTTTGCTACAAAGCATGAAAGCTTAGGTGTTGAAGTCCACATAAGAGAGGTTGATCCTGTATCATTCAATATAACATCTCGTGTGGTTCCGTTTAGCCGAGTCATACTGTCATCAGATGAAGTAAATATTAGTGAGGATTCATCAAAGCCAACTCCTGTTCACTTTCCGTCACCTGTATATTTGCAGGAAGGTAAAGAATATGCCTTTGTTATTAAACCAATTGCATCCAATCCGGATTATAACGTATTCATTGCAAGACTAGGCGAAACTGATATCATTTCAGGTAATAGAGTCACAACTCAACCTGCTATTGGTACTCTTTTTGCTTCATCTAATGATCGTCAATATTCTGCTGTGCAAGAAGAAGATATCAAATATACAATGTATCTTGCCACATTTTTAAATACTTCAAGTGGTAGAGCAACATTTAAGAATGAATTGCGCGACTATTTAACTATTGCAAATACATCAGGAACCTTTAGTCGAATTGGTGAAGAAGTTCATGGTGAAACTATTCTGACTGGCACATTTGCTACCACAAATACACAACCAGTTAATACGGCCGTTACATTTGTTCAGGGTATTACATCAGGTGCTACCGGAACAATATCAAGATTTAGCCCAACTCAATTACGTATTCGCAATGTTAGCCGTGCTAAGTTTTTGGGCGGCGAAACTATACGTATTCGTAATATTGGTGCTAATTCTCTGGATCCTGCATCAGGTAGAATTATTGGTGTATCAAATGGTGGCATAACTTCTGCTACAACACCAATTGGCCGTATCGTGTATTACAATGATATCGGATTTAGCAATACATTCCTGCATCTTGCAAACGTATCTTATGTCAATAGCGGGCCTGCATCGACTTCAGGAAGAATATTCTTTGCTAATACCTATATTAGAGGTCAGATTCTTGGAAGAACCGGTTATATTGCTAAAATGAATAATCTTCGTGCGGATGTTATCAATTTCAGCACAGATTATATTCTGCCGCCAAATACTGGTATAGCATTTTATGGTAAGTTTGCAACAGGAACCTCTACACGCGATACAACTTCTCTAAGACTGTATCCAAATGATAATTATGAATTTGATGCTCCTCGTTTTGTTCTTAGCAGAAGCATAGAATCGAATACGGTAGCATCAAGTTCAACTATGGCAACAGACAGATCAGCTGAGATTTCAATTTCAATGGCATCTCAGTCTCCGTTTGTATCACCAGCAATCGATGTGAAGCGTATTTCTGTGATAACTGTAGAGAATATGATTAATGCTAATACTACAAATGAAGCCGGATATTCATCTGGTGGTGGCGCTATGGCCAGGTATATAACCCGCAAGGTTACACTAGCGGATGGTCAGGATGCTGAAGATATTCGCCTATATCTAACAGCATATAGACCACCTGGTTCTGATGTATTGGCTTATTATAAGATTCTTCATAGAGAGGATAGCGATACCTTTGATCAAGCCATATGGGCTCCGTTATCTATGGTTAATGAAGAAGGTGTAACGGCATCAACAGTATTCTCAAGCTCAGAAGATCAAAATGACTTTAAGGAATACGTATTTCAGGTGCCTGCATATAGCAATACATATAGATCAGGCGCAAATACTACAAACTCAAATATCGTAGAATATAGAAATTCTTCTGGTGCTAGATTTGAGGGTTATAAGTACATGTCAATCAAGATTGTATTGACCAATACTACAACCTCTCGCCCACCTAGACTAGATGATATGAGAGTGATTGCACTACAAAGATGAGACTTATAAAAGCAGATAATGCGCCCGGTATTGCTAGGGATCCTACAAACCAGGCACTTCTTTCTACAGATCTCTCCGCACTTGAAGCATACAAAGCTAAGAGGCGGAGAGATAGTGAAATAAATGCTGCGCTGAGTGATATAAATATGTTGAAAGACGAAATTTCAACCATAAAAGGGCTGCTTTTACAGCTTATTGATAAGAAAGACGGGTAGGGGCAACTATGGCAAAGATTGCAAATGTAGCACTTACCAATACATTTGATACATGGAGAATTAGAACCAATCAGGCATTTCATCGCCTGAGTCAATTTTCTATTAACGAGTCATCATTATATGCTAATACCATTACAGCAAATGTTAGGTTTTTTTCTCTTGGAAATAGTAAATTAGGTGATTCGTCACTTGACACGACCATAATAAATGGCGCTTTGACGGCCAACGGCTATGTCAGAATGAATTCTAATTTGCTAGTAATTAGCAATACAACTTTAGGCGCATCACCTTCCAGTGTTGTAAATATAGGCGCAAACACACTATCATTATCTACAACATTAAATATTGATGCGGGTACTATGTTTATAAATCCTATCACCAATAGAATTGGTGTAGGAAAGACAAACCCAAATACGACATTTGACGTATCAGGTATTATTCGATCTTCGAGTGGAGGCTTTAGATATCCTGATGGTGCTACCACGACCGCTCCGTTATATGTCTATCATGCCAACGGTTCTCAAGCATATCCATAAGGTGAAATAACATGGCATCACCTTTAAAGCTAAGAATGTCTGGTGCGACCTTCCAAGGTCTGCAAACCATGACTACGTCAGAACAAGATTATAGTATAGATGTTATTTTAAAGGATTTCGCATCTAGTCAGACTGGTGTTGGTACATTAAATGTTAATGGTGTTAGTGGTACATCAATAGGAACCTTTATTGATACAACTAGACCGTTTAGCGTAGGCGATCATCCCGTAGGTACAGATATTACATCTACAACATATGAATTTAAGCAAGACCTAGGATCAGCCAGCGAAACTTCTCTATTAAGGCCTCTTGAATTTTCAACAGGGGGTGTTCGTGTCCAAAATGATACTCAACTTAATTCAGACATAATAGCAAATGCTTTGACTAATTTGGTTGGCACGGGTATTGGTTCATATGTTTTACAACCATCATCACCCACAGGTACTTGGACATCTATTGCTACTATAACTAATAGCACTAGCGCCGGTAGTGATACTACAACTCTCTGGAGAAAAACAGGCGGAACAGCACCCACCACTGTTAGACCTCTAAGATTGGACGGCACTGCCATCAGACAGATGACTGATGCAAATATACAAACATTAACATCTAGACTTCGAAATAGAATAGTTGCTACTGGTATTGGTCGTTATTCTTTACAAGAATCGGCTCCAGTAAGTGGTGGTACTTGGGTCACCGCTGGATCTGCATTTATCGATACCAGAAACCAAAGAGCCGATCAAACATATACCGGAAATTACACAGGAAATTATTCCGGTACATATACTGGAAATTATGCAAGAGCATTTAGCGGAAGTTATACTGGAAATTATGCAAGAGCATTTAGCGGAAGTTATACTGGAAATTATGCAAGAGCATTTACAGGAAATTATTCCGGTACATATACATCACCCTTTACTGGTAGTTATTCCGGCACATATACTGGTAATTATACAAGCACATATTCTGGTACATATACTGGTAATTACGCAAGAGCATTTACAGGAAATTATTCCGGCACATATACTGGTAATTATACAAGCACATATTCTGGTACATATACTGGAAATTATGCAAGAGCATTTAGCGGAAGTTATACTGGTTCATATACCGGAAATTTCACAAATAGCTTTTCTGGTACATATACTGGATTTTATGCTCGGACATTCTCTGGTGCTTACGGAAGAGCATTTACAGGTTTTTATACAGGTACATATTTTCAACCATTTACCGGCATTCCATTTGCTGGCGCATATTCAGGAGTTTATACAGGATTTTTCATAGGATTTTACACTAGCAATTTTACGGGAAACTATACGGGATTTTATGCCCGGGTATTTTCTGGTTCATATGCTGGTGCATATACTGGTTTTTATACTAGCACATTTACAGGAAGTTATACTGGCGGTTATGCAAGAGCATTTACAGGAAATTATGCTGGTGCTTATACCGGATTTTATTCCACTACATATTCTGGTACATATACCGGTAATTACGCAAGAGCATTTACAGGAAATTATACTGGATTCTATGCTGGTACATTTACAGGAACTTTTGGTGGTACATATACAGGAAATTATACAACCACATATTCTGGTACATATACTGGTAATTTTACGACTACATATTCTGGTACATATACTGGAGATTATTCCAGCACATTTACAGGAAATTATACTGGAACCTATGCTGGAACTTTTACCGGTAATTATACTGGTGCTACCATTTTGGTAAGTACAGAAAATGTCTCAACCGTTAGATTGTGGGTAAGGATTGCCTAATATGAAAGAAATTCTAGACCCCTATTGGGGTTCTAATTTAAAAAATCAAATTATATGTTTATTCAAATATGATGATGGTAGAATCCTGACCGCTTCTGTTACCCAGACCGAAGAAGGTAATCCGGATTGGGCCGAAATATTTGAAAAATATACGATTGAAGAAATTGATGCTAATACTGCGAAGAAGCGTCAAACTCATGAAAATAATCGCCTAAAGCGACAAATGGATCATGAGCGCGAAAATGAAATGCGTAAAAGAGAAGCATTGTTTATGGCAAAGAGTGATGCTTTTGAAATTGAGCTTGTTCGCACATCAACAAATACCGCTTTAAAATCAAAGCTACGTAAGGCCACAACTCCTATGGAAGTTATGGTTATAGCTTCGATGATTGCAATGGAAAATCATACAGCAATTATGAATACTGTGAGTGAAAGTGCACCAGATGCTACAGCAAATACCGCAACCCAGTAAGGGATTTTTACTAGTTGCTTCAATATCAAAGGCTTTTTATAATGCAGGTGTTAGATTAGCTGTATCAATCAAGGATCATTATCCTGATGCTCGTATAACCCTTTTTACACACGCAGCTTTTGTAGAAGATTGTCATAGGTATCTATTTGAAAATATTAATATTGGTATACCTGTGCATACTAGAGCAAAGCTTTATGCCTTAGATAAGTCACCATATGATATAACATTATACATGGATTGTGATACTGAAGTATGGCATGAAGATATAAAGGACATTTTTGATCTTTTAGGTGACAATGATATCTCAATGACAGAAATCCGTGAATATAGCGGAAAGGGTGTAAATGTCAGTAAAACCGAGAAAATGAAATACCATGGTGGTTTATTTTTGTATAGAAATAGTGAAAAAGTCAAATCATTTATGCGTAAGTGGTGGCAAGATTACCTGACACAAATTCATAGTAAAATTTGGCCATGGCCTGAATATTCGGAAAAAATGAAACCATGGGACCAGTTTACATTCTGGCGAATTTGTAAGGAAGATACTACAGGAATCAAAATAGCCACTCTTCCTGATGATGCTAGGTGGAATTTCGTTTATAATTATAAAGAGAGTGAGACAGACAAACCTATTGTTGTCCACCATTACACAATACCAAGGGAAAAAATTCATGCGGGTTTTATCGAGAATTCATCCGGATCTCCTACAGATATTAGATAATTTTAGCACTTGGTTTTTTTCTCAGGACTATACCTCTTTAGAAGCACAACGTAGAGATGATTTCAAAAAGGGATTATCCTACATTGAATGCACAGATGCAGAATATCTAAAGAGAGCCCTACCAACACCTGATCGGTTTGGATTTCCTAGAGATGCTTGGGGTGCGGACATGCTTATGATGTCGCCGGAAAAGCTACCTAAGAATTTTCATTCCGTATTGAAAAAGCTAGATGATGATCTTATTACATTTTTAGGTGCTAGAAATAATGCTCTTAAGATGTATTATCCACCAAAGGGATTTATTGGTTGGCATAATAATTCAAATGCTCATGGTTACAATATAATCATGACATATAGTAAGACCGGTGATGGTGCTTTCTATCATTATGATCTTGATGCAAAAGAAATTAATACTATAAAGGATAAGCCCGGCTGGACTGCAAAGGCTGGATATTTTGGTAAATTTAGCGAGAAAGACAAGATTTTTTGGCATTCTGCAAGAACAGATTGCGATAGATTAACACTAAGTTATGTGATATATGACAAAAATATTTGGGAAAATATGATTGAAGAAATAGAATCATGTTAACCCTTTAATGATATTATAGCCTTTGGGTGTTCCATTTTCATTCTTTTCATTTGATAGTCTGTAATATATTTCTCATCAAGAAGTCTAAAATTGGAATGCTCAAAGGACATATATTGATCATTACCTAAAAGATATTTGCACATATAATATTCTGGGTCCGTTGAAAATTTATTCCATATTTCTGGATTATTATCACCCTTCCAAAGCATGAATGATGAATTCATCATAGTATAATATGCACCATGCTTACCATAAATTATACTATTCAAATATTGTGATCTAATTTTATGCGGATTAGTTGCATAAGTGAGTTTACCATCATAATTTTCTAATATTGGATTTAAAGGTTTTAATATAGTTGAATCTAGATCAAAAAACATGCACGTTGATCCTGATTCACAAAATCCTTTTTCAAAGACGATAAGTTTGTTCCACCATGTATCCAAATTATATTTTTTAATATCAATTGGATTGCAAAAATTCTCCCCATTAAATTGCTCTATATCATCAGTTAGACAATGATGCACAAATGGTCCAGGTACAAATTTGTGACATAGTAAGTTTATATTTTTAACATCATTGACAGTATATTTTGGTTTGACCAGCAATGAATAGATATGATACATAATTAAGCTCCGGAGAAAGTGCATTGATTAGATTTATATGCTATAAGTGGGGTAAGAAATATCCCGCATTATATGTAAATCGCTTATATTCAATGGTTAATAAAAATTACAATCTACCTTTTAAATTTTATTGTATAACTGATGATTCTGCTAATATTCGCAGCGAAGTAATATGTAAAAACATTAAAGAACTTAGCTCATTTTGTGGTACTAGTCAAACTATGTTTACCATAGAAAAGGTATCCGCCTTTAAAACTGGTTTTCTAGATTGTGCTGGACCCTATGTTCTTCTTGATTTGGATATTATAATTCATAATAATTTAACCGAATATCTTAATGAATGCTTTACTGAATTTCGCCTAATAAAAAACTATTGGGCTCCACCGGATGCAATCATAACACATTACGGTCATAATTACTGTGCAATAAATTCATCATTTATAACTTGGCGCGATAATCAAGCTAATCATATATTTAAATTTTACAAAGATAATATTGAAAAAATCTCCAAGATATATTGGAGTCTAGATCACTCAATGTTTTATCTTTTAGAAGATCAATATTCATATCATCCGAAAAAAATGGTATATTCATATAATGCTGGCGCGCACTGGCCTGATGATATTGAGCTAGCAAAATATCGACCCGAATATAAGATTTGTCTGTTTAACAATTCTCATGGTTTTGGATTAGATATATCCAATACTAAAGGTTGGGCAAAGCAAATGTGGGATTCTCATGATATATGATAGCTGTTTAAATTCTGTCATATCTAAAGCAAATTCTATTATGATCGACCAGAGCCCTGCAATATGTAGGGTTATAAAAAATAGTATATCAACTGCATATACCCAACCAGAATTTGATGTAGGTATTAGCTTTGCAGAAAATCTTTTAGAAAATTCAAAAATTATAATATTAGCTTCTTGGTTATCTCTTATGACTTTAGAGATACTTGATCGATCAAAAAAGGTAAAAGAAATTATTCTTTTGGATCATGATAAAACCGTAATTGAGCTAGGTAAAAAAATTTCAATTCTATATCCATCAATGTCAATTTCATACATTAGAAAAAATGTAGTATTTAATAATATCAATGAATTTATCGATAATAAAGATGGTATAATTATACCATCAGTAAATATGCTTTTACCATTTGATGAGCTTATCCCATCACCGAAAAAAGGTACACTTGTTTCTTTAACTGGAACTAGTAATATGCTTATGAGATATGGTAATCCAATCTATAATGTTGATGATTTAAAATCACAAATTACTGCTAAAATAATATTCTCAAAGTATTATAATACAACATTTCAATATGGTGGAGGTGATTATAAATTTAAGACATCGGTTTTGGTGGGAAGAATCTAAATAGGTAGTGATCTAACTATACAATGCCATTAATAGTATAGTTGGAGGATGCCTGATATGGCTGAGAATAAAGAAGCTGCTCCTGCAGCAGTAGCACCACAACCTGACGCGCAAGCATTGGCTGTGCAAAATTCAAATTTTGTAGCAAGAATTTCTGTAATGTCACTTGCCACAATTATGGTTTCTGTGGTTTTTGTTTTGCTTATTAGCATATTTCATCCGGATGTAAGCAATGACAAGATATTTGAAGTTATCGGGCCCGCATTCCAAACCGTTGTCGGTTGCTTTGTTGGAATGGTATCGGCTAATTTCATAAGGAAGTAAGGCCATGGATCAGCTTCTAAACATCGTTAAAACGGTAGCTCCATCTATTGCGACTGCGATGGGTGGGCCGCTTGCTGGTATGGCTGTTCGCACTCTATCCGAAACACTACTGGGTAAACCAGATGGTACTCAGGAAGAGCTTGTTGAAGCTGCTAAGAATGCAACACCAGAACAAATGCTTGCGCTAAAAAATGCTGAAAATCAATTTAAGCTTGAGATGAAAAAACTTGATGTTGATCTTGAACGTATTAGTGCAGGCGACCGCGATAGCGCCCGTCAGATGGCCATACAGAATCCCAGAGATTGGACTCCTCGCGCGCTTGCAGGTGCAATTACAGTTGGATTTTTTGGTGTGCTAATGTATATGCTCATGTATGGACTCCCTGCGGCAGGTGGTGGTGAAGCCATGCTTGTTATGCTAGGTACTCTCGGTACTGCATGGGGTGCTGTGGTATCATTCTATTTTGGTTCTTCGGCTGGCTCACGCGCTAAGGATGAGGCCAAAGGCGCCCCTAAATAGCCAAGCAGTTTGGAGGGTAGAATGGCTGTACCAACAACACGCAAGCTATTCAAGGATTACTGCCTTCGCAGGCTAGGTTTTCCTGTTATTGATATCAACGTCGATGACGGTCAGGTTGAAGATCGTATCGATGATGCTCTTGCATATTATCGTGATTTTCACTTTGATGGTACAGAGCATGTCTATTTGTCATATAAGATTACTCAGACAGATGTTGATAACAAATTTATTACCCTACCAGAAGATATCAATTATGTAATTCGTATTTTTGATATCGGTAGAGCAACCAGTGTATCTAATCTCTTTAATATCAGATATCAGATTCATCTAAATGATCTATTTGACTTTTCCAGCACAACATACGTTCCTTATGTTATGGGTATGAGACATATTGAGGAGCTAGAGCAGATATTTGTTGGCAGCAAACCTATTCGTTTCAATCGCCACAATAATCGTCTTTATGTTGATATGAAATGGGATAAAGACGTAAAGGTTGATGATTTTGTGATAGTCGATTGCTATCGAGTTCTTGATGCATCGGCATTTAGTGATGTTTGGTCTGATCCATGGTTAAAGAAATATGCTACTGCACTTGTCAAAAAGCAATGGGGTGAAAACCTAAAGAAGTTTGAGGGTATGAATTTACCAGGTGCTGTTAAGTTTAATGGACAGAAGATTTGGGATGAAGCTAATGACGAAATTAACACACTTGAAAAAGAAATGAATAGTGGTTATAGCTTGCCTGTCATGGATATGATGAATTGATATGGCAACTAACAAGTACTTCCGTAATTACAGCTACGGTAGAGAACAAAGAGTAGAAGATGATCTGATTGTTGAGGCCATAAAAATTTATGGCGTTGATATTCAATATATGCCTAGAACCATATTCAATGAGATAGTTGAATTTGGTGAAGATCCTCTTTCAAAGTTTGATCTTGCTATACCCATTGAAGTATATGTTAACAATCTTGAAAATTTTCAGGGCGAAGGTGACTTTCTAAGCAAGTTCAATCTGGAAATCCGCGATCAGATAACTCTTACAATGGCCCGTCGGCGTTGGGATCAGATACGCACAGAAAAGCTTGTCGATGAGGTTGGTAATATATACCTTGTCGAAACAAATTCTGATTCTTATTCTTCCAATACAGATAATTATCTTTTAGAATCTGGTAGTGCGGAAGGATATACCGTATCATCATCTCGTCCTTTAGAAGGTGATTTAATTTTTATACCGTTTATAAACAACGGTAATGGTGCGCTTTATGAAATTAAGTTTGTTGAACATGAAAGAATTTTTTATCAGCACGGCAAGCTATACACATATGAAATGACATGCGAGCTATTCCGTTATAGTTCCGAAAGAATTAATACCGGTAATGCTGATATCGATAGCATTGAAGATAATAATAGCCGCGATATGTTTAGCTATAATTATCTCATGCAAAATGATGATGCATTGCAATCTGAGGATGGTGGTTATCTAATTCAAGAATATCGACTAGAAGAAGTTGCATCCACAGCAAATAATGAACTGTTTAGAATTAGATCATTTAATGATGTTGACTTTAGCGAGCGCAACCCATTCAGCGAGGTGGATAGATACTAATCATGCCAATGTTTGGATCTACCTTTTATCATCAAACTTTACGCAAATACGTCATAGTATTTGGTAATATGTTTAATGATCTAACTGTCAGTCGCCTTGATGATTCTGGTAATACATTACAGACATTAGCCATTCCTATATCTTATAGCCCAAAAGAAAAATGGTTAGCAAGAATCAAAGACAACCCTGATTTAACGGCTCAGCTACAAGCAATATTACCTAGACTTGCATTTGAAATTACTGGATTTGAATATGACGGTACACGCAGACTTACTTCGGTTACTAGAAATTCTGCATTAAATTCTAATGGGAAAACACAATATCAAAGAACTCCAGTTCCTTGGAATCTTACATTTTCTCTCTATTCATATGTAAGAAATGCTGATGATGGTGTTCAAGTTATGGAACAGATATTACCATTTTTTGGACCGGAGTGGACAAATACCGTCAATCTAATACCTGAAATGGGCATCAAACTTGATGTCCCAACAATATTGAATAGTATGTCAATCGAAGATACTTATGAGGGTGATTATGAAAATCGTAGGGCCTTAATTTATACCTACAATTTTACTATGAAATGTTGGTTCTTTGGTCCGGTGCGCGCACCTGCAAATGAGGGTGGTATCATCAAAAGAACTATTCTCAATTTCCATTCTATGGATACTGCATTGAAGGCAAATACGATATATGGTATAACGGCTGATATTACTGACGAAGAAGTTGCACGTTCGCTTACTACATCTCGCGTAACTATACAACCAGGTCTATTAGCGAATGGTGCTGGTACCACAAATAGTGCTGCATCGATATCTTATAATAGTATATCTGCAAACAGCGCATGGAAATTTGCACCTAATACATTCTTTTATCCAGGTGGTGTTAAATATAATCCAGTAACAGGACAGGATAGTTAAATGAGTGATTTACATAATGGTCTTAGAAATGCGTTAAATCTTCCTGATGTAGTCAAAGAAATACCATTACCATCAGTAGTGGCAAATATTGATGACAGTGATCCGCTTGAGACCGATTATAATGAAGCTAGAGGCAATCTAAAAGAAGTTATAGGTCAAGGTAAAAAGGCGCTTGAGAGTCTATTGCTACTTGCTGAAGGTAGTGATCAACCCAGAGCATATGAAGTTGTTGGTCAGCTTATAAAAACTATCTCTGATGTAAGCAAGGATTTAGTAGACCTACAGAAAAAGGTTAAAGAAATTAGAGGTGATGATCACTCATCAAATAATCCAACTGTCGTAAATAATGCAGTATTCATTGGTAGCACAGCTGATTTGCAAGCTATCATAAACGGCAGACCAAATATTATTGACGGCGAATCGTCTGATGTCTGAAAACTATCTTGGTAATCCATCTCTAAAAAGATCAGGCGTAAAAATCAATTATACGGAAGAGCAAATCCGTGAATATCACAAGTGTGCAAAAGATCCAGAATACTTTATCAACAACTACATGAAGATTGTTAACGTCGATAAGGGGTTGATCAACTTTAATTTATACCCTTATCAGCGCAAGATGGTAAGAACATTTAAAGACAATCGATTTTCAATATGTAAGATGCCTCGTCAGTCGGGTAAATCTACAGTCGTAACTGGGTTTATTCTTT